TAATAATAAAAAATAAAATTATGGCATATAGAATAGATACTAAAAAGAAAAAAATAAATTATAAATTGAGATTCAAATATAATGGCGAAGAAATAAGTCAGACAATAAATTTGAAAGAATTAGAAAAAGAAGGTAGTTTAATTGTTAACGGTTCAGCGAATGACTATATAATTACACTTCAATTATTAACCTCTGGCGTTTTAGGTTTAAGAGTTGAAACGATTTTTAACGCTTATATTTGCACCTTTCAATTAACAGAATTAGATATTAAATTTGTGTAGTGTTTTATTATAACCCTCTAGCCCTTAAAAGGTTAGAGGGTTTTGTTATTTAGAATGATTATAAATTACAAATAAATATAAAAAAGTTTTGGTAATATTAAATATTGTCGTATATTTACAAAGTAAAACAAAACACAATGACACACTTTAAGCAAAGACTAGAAGAAAGAATTTTAAACAATACAGAAATTAATATTTCTGTTGAAGGTTCCAACTACCAATATAAAAAGGTTGGTACTATGAAGGTGACTGACTTATTTAAAAAAATGGTCACTGACAAAGTTAACCAAATTGAAAACACTAACTTCAATCAAAATAAATCTTTTGGCGTTTTAGTTTCTCAAATGGGGATAACTTCAAACCTTGTTAAATTCGATAATGAAGAAATAAAAAAGTCTATCACTGGAAAAACTTTAGTTGCTTCAGTTGTTACAAATAACGGTGAATCTAATGGTAATCAATTATATTGCATAGTAAGAGATAATAAAATTACTACTTTCTGCCTTGTTAAAAGTTACACGAATTTTAATTCTTTAGCTGATAAGTTGAGAGTTAACGCAATAATAAAAAACGTAAAAAAATATAAAAAATAATAAAAAAAGTTTGGTATATTAAAAAAAAGTTGTATATTTACATCATAATAATAAAGCAAACAAATAAAGCTAAAAAAAAATAAAAAAAAGTATTAAAAAGTTTGCAGAGTTAAAAAAAAGTAGTATATTTACAAAGTAAAACAATAACAAATAAAAATAACAATTATGAAAACAATTAAAAAATTAAGCACATTCGAAAAAGTTCAACTATCAATAATGACTGTTGTTATGTCAACACTAGTGATAACAGTTATTAACTGGGGGATTAACGGATTCGTTTCAAACTTCTAAACAGTTATACTGATGAGGGCTAATGTCCGAAACTTGTAGAGGGTACAAGATTGAGATTACTCCACCTCTGCAAGTCTATAACAATAAAACACAAAAATAAAAAATTATGAAAGCAATAAATAAAATGGAAATCTGGCAAAACCCACTAGACAAAGGTTTAAACCCTCATACAATGTGGTCAAGGGATATAATCCAAGAACAAAACAACAATGATGATGAATAAAAAAGAATTAATTAACGAATTGCATTCAGCAGAGATATATCTGTATGAAGTAACACAAGGAAAAGAGGAGCACGTTTTAAAAATGTGTGAGGCAATAATAAAAGCAATTGAAATAATAAAAAATGAAAAGAGATAATATAATAAAAATGATTGAGAACGGAAATTTTTCAATATTCGGACTTAATCGAAGGGAACAAATTGAATTGATTCAGCTTTTATCTGGTGGATTTGATTTAATTGAAATGGTCTTCAGAACAGACAAAGAAGTAAAAGAACAACTTGAACACTTAATTTTAATGATAAGAATAAAAAATAAATAATATGAACTTTGATAATTTGGATTTATACGACTACTTAATTAGAAAAAAAGACGGTAGTTTATTAACATATAACGGAACAAAAGAAACTATAATTTTCAGTACAAAGTTAGAAGCGATTCAAAACCTTGAAGCTGGTGAAATAGTAATAAAAAGAACTAAATAATTTTAACATAATTTTAACAATATTTTAACATTTAAATTTGTTAGTTATTAAAAAGTGTTGTATATTTACATCATAATAATAAAACAAAAAAATATATAAATTATGAAAACATTTAAAACACTTAACAACGGAGAAAAAGCTCAAATCTTAACTTTTGGACTAGTTATGATGACATTAACAATAACAGTTATTTCTTGGGCGATTAACGGATTTGTAACAACATTATAAAAATATAAATATGCAATTAGACAGAAAAACAATTATAGACACAATTATTGAAGCTGATGAATTAACATTATCACCAGTTAACAAAAATGAACTATATAAAGAATATGCTGAAAAAGATGACCATAATTTAATAATTGAATTAATATCAACTTTAAAACTAGCAAATAGACAAATCAGGTTTTTAGAGAGACAAAACACAGAAAATAAACTTTTTAATTAATAAATATGGATATTACAAGAATAAACGCCTTACTTGATATATTAGAGACAGATATTAATTTCAGTGATGATATACAAGAAAATAAAGAGGGTAGTCTTCACACTATCGACAGAATTAGAGAAGAATTAAATAAATAAAAAAATGCACAATAAAAAACAATATAGAAAATGGAAAATATAAAACAAGATTTATTTAAAGAGTCAGTATCTGCAAGGATTAACAGACTAGAACAAACAATTCAAGAGCTAAAGAATCTTAATTCAATGCTAATGAAAGGCATCAAAATTGATGACAGAAGAGCTAAAGAAATGATTTCTATTAGAGATAAAAAAATCGATAAACTTAATGACACAGTCTGTGCTCTTGGTGATAAGGTTACCTACTGGAAAGAATTATATTTATATAGTATTAACAAATCAGTAAATAAATAATTATGTACACGGAAGAAATAAGAAAAGAAATTTATGACAAGATTCAAAGTAATAGAAAATTACTTCTAGAGCTTGGTAAAATAGTAGATGACACACTCGAAGAAAACGAGGTTTTGTCTGGGGTTTATGGTGATGATATTATTTATAATAGTATGTTACAAATTGCCCAAGTTATAAGTAATGAAATAGAAAACAGTCAATATTAATAAATAAATAAATATGGATAGAATCGCAATATTACACGCAATAATAGATATGAGACACGTTAACTTTAATCCTTCTGAAGGGCATCTATTATATTACGCTGGACTTACAGACAGAGAATTAAAAGAGGAGTACAATAAATTAGTAGATAAATTATGAATATAGATAATATAAACTTTGAAAAGGTATTTTATAACACTTTAAAAATAGGCTGGTCTTTCATTGTAGGGTTTTTGTTTGCCCTTTATTTAGTGGATGCAGAAGCAGACAACAACGAAAGAGCCACAATGATACAACTAGAAAATACTATAATGAATAATGATAAACAGTATTACACTAAAGAAGATTTAAAGCTATTTATTAGAAGATATTAGACACATTTATTCGCTATTGGATACAGGGGTATTAATGGACAATTACAGGCTTTTAAATAGTCTATTTTTACCCTTAAATAGCATATCAATAATATATGTATTTATTCTGTATCTATTTATAAATCAATATTAGTAGTTATGTGAGAAATAGTGCGAATCCTTAATTTAAGCCACTTTACAATCAATCTAAGAGCACTTATACATTATCTTATATATATATACTATCCTCAGCCATTAGGCTTGTATAACGTCTTATATTAAGTGATATATCTATTGGTATAAATACGATATATGGATTTGGTGTATATGACGTAAAATGAATGATAGTGGGGTTGAGTAATCAATGCTTAAGAATTCATACACTTTTGATTCCTCTGTTTAATATGAGGGGTAACTTATACATATGTTTAATATGAGGGTTACACTAACGTTACACTAAAATAGTGAAATATCTTTTTGATATTTATTGGCATTCTAATTTTAGAAATATATTATAAATATAAAAAGAACAAGAACTATAGAGTGAAGTAGAGGTAACTTGCAGCGTGTCTCAAGACACTTCGCCCACCCCTATAGATAAATAAAGTAATTAAATTTCTTATTGCCTAGATAAGTGTTTAGGCGACCAGAAGGTCGTGCTCGGTTAGTTTGAATACTTACGGTGGGTTGCGAATTACTTAAGGGAAATATAAGTGCAATTTCTAACGGAGTCTTATTTTAGCCTATCCAAGTGCCTTCCATCTTTAATAGGGAGCACAAGTATCACGCTGGGTGACCAACGTCAGACTTTCACATCTTATATATATATAAACGCTATATTAGCTTTTTTGTTCCACAATTTAAAATACGAACATAAACAACCTTTTTACGTTCTTATATATATAGAATATATAATTATGGTAAAAGAAATTAAAATAGATGTACCAAGTACATTAAGACAGATTCCTCTACGAAATTATGTAAAGTGGATGAAGATATTAGAAAAGTATAAAGAAGACGAGAGAGATGATGAAACATATCTTAAATTAAAGATGCTACAAGTATTCTGTGGTTTAAGTATAGATGATACTTATAAAATACCTTTAATGCACTTTGAGGGAGTTGTAGACCACATATCTACTTTGTTTAACAATAAGCACGAATTAGTAAATAGATTTGAATTCACTGACGTAAACAACGAAACTTATGAGTTTGGTTTAATACCTAACTTAAACAATATGACGTTTGGTGAGTTTGTAGATTTAGATACATATATAAATGATATGGATAATATGCATAAAGCTATGACTGTATTATTTAGACCAATATCTAATACTATAGGTGATACATATAAGATACAAGAATATCAAGGTTCTTCTAAGTTCGCAGATATTATGTTAGATACTCCTATGGATGTAGTAATGGGTGCTATAGATTTTATGTATCGTTTGCAGAACAAATTAGCGAAAGCTACCCTAGCCTCTACACAGGAGAAGGCGATGGTGGAAATGGAACAAGCCTACAAGCAAATTTCGGAAGAAAATATGGATGGTTTACCAGCATTTACGCTTTGGCTAAAGAAGACCCAACTAAAATCGATGATGCAGTAAAACTCAATGTCCATAGGGCTCTTATGGTACTTGAATTCGAAAAAGATAAAAATAAAATAGAGTTAGCTCAGATGAGAGCTGCTTCAAACAAAAATAAATTTAAATAATGAATAATCAATTTTATGATGTAATAGATACTACTAAGGAGTTTTTACTTAGAGGACCTTTTACAAACACAGTAACATTTGGTAATATAGACGAAGTTGACTTAGCGAAGAAGACTATCTTCCCTTTAGTGCACATAAACGTTGACAATGTAATATTCAACGGTAATGTTGCAGCATTTGAATTAAAACTTCTAGCTATGGATATAGTTGACGTAAACAACAACGAAGGAGATGAGTATGATTACTTTGAAGGTAATACTAATGTACAACATATTCTAAATGCTCAAATGAGTGTGTTACAGAGATTATACACAGAAATTAGTAGAGGTGAGTTGAGACAACAACCATTCGTATTAGAAGACGATATATTAACTGCTCAACCATTTCAAGATAGATTCAAGAATACATTAGCTGGATGGACTTGTAGAATGAATCTAATAATCCCAGAAGGAACAAGTAGAACAAATCCTAATGGAACAGAATGCTAATTTAAAAAGAGCATTAAAGCTAGTAGGGGAAAAGTATATTAAAGAAGCTAGAGCACAGTTAAGAAAAGATGGGCAGTATGCAAGTGGTGCATTAGCCAAATCTTTAGATTATACTGTACTTGATGACGCTATTGATATAGTTTCCTCTAAAGCTTATGTTACTTCAGTAGATGAAGGTTCTAGCCCTAGTAGACAAGGATTCGGTAAAGTATCGAATGAATTTGTAGATTCTATATTAGATTGGGCTATGGATAAAAGCATATATCCTAAGAAGGGTCCAGCTACCGAAGGAAATATGCGAAAAATGGCTTACGCCATTGGACGAACAATACAGAGAGACGGTATCATCCAACAGTATGGCAATACTGGTTCGAAGGTATTCGACAGAGTATATAATAGATTAGAAAAGACTATAGGTGAAGACTTGACTAAAGCTTACCTAGAAGATTTAAAAACAAAATTAGAAAAAATAGATAACAATGGCTAAAACAGTATTTTCAAAAAGCCCTTATTTCGTTAACGTTAACGAGACCAACTTAGTATATTGTAGTATTAACGTATGGATATATACTGGTACTCAAACTACAGATAGACCAGTTCAACCTAATTATCAGTTAAGAAGTACTGCAATTAATGAAACTGTATCATTTGAGATAGGTTCTCTAGTAAATGATGCTATTCAGTATCCAGCAGACTCTACATATAGAACTGATGGTGCTTGGATGGATTATGAAGTAACTAGATATTATTCTGATAGTACAAGTGCTACTTCTAGTATAGTACAGTTATATGCAGTAGATGGTTATACATATTTTAACGAAGGCTCTAACTATGACCCACAAGTAGGTTTAACAACTTCTGTTAATGAGATATTTGCTCCTACAGGTGATGTTGTAAGAATACCACTTAATAAAAGACAGGCTATGTTCTATAGTCATTACGAAGGTGGTACTACTCCTACATATAAAGCTAGTTTACATAACTCTGACCAAAGTGATGGGCAGTTCGTATATCTTAATATAAACAACGACAACGTAACTAATGCTACTGTAGAAACAGTAAGAGGTAACTTATTTAGCAACGGTACTTTCTCTGATGGACTTACAGGTATTACTGCTATAAACTCTGCTAACCTATCTATCAACTCTGACAATGAATTAGTAATGGAAAGAACTGATGGTGCTAATGGTTCAGTAGCTGAGATTGAATTAACTGGATTAGATACTAGTGAAACTTACAAAGTAAGCCTTATAGTAACTGATGCTGATAGTAATGCTGATTTACATCTTGAGTGGACTGATGATAGTACTACTGATAATATGGGTCTGGTATGGGAAGAAGGTGTAAATAATACAACTTCTAGAGTAGATGCTGAATTTCAACCAGCAGAAACAGAAGGTCTTCTTACGTTTAAGATATTTGGTGCTGTAGCTAGTGTTACTATAGACAACGTATTTATACAAGATACTAATTATACAGATAACATAGATACTTATAGAATAACTAGAAACAGAGAAAACTGTTACACTAGTTATGACCCTATAAAAGTTAAGTTTGTAAATAGGTTTGGTGCTATGGAAGACTTATTCTTTATGAAAAGAAGTAAGAAGACTACTGAGATTGATGCACAAACATATCAGAATAACCAGATTCTATCTAACGGTGCTTATAATACTTATGACCACCAAATGAGAAGATATAATGTTACTAGTAAAGAAACATTAATGATTAACTCTGGATTCACAAAAGAAGATATGAATGAAGCTTACGTTCAGTTATTGCAGTCAAGTAAAGCTTGGATGGAATATGAAGGTAGCCTTTATCCAATAAATATAAAAACGTCTACAATGTCACATAAGACAACAAGAGACGATAGATTAATAAATTATGAGTTAGAAGTTGAATTTGCTTTCAACAAGATTAACACAGTAAGATAATGAAAAGACAATTAGAATTATACATAGAAGAAAATATAGGAACTACTTTCTCTAACAATATTGTTAGTAACGGTACGTTTGATGATACTTCGTATTGGTCTACAGACTCTGCCTGTTTAATAACAGGTGGAGAAGCTGAATTTACTAATGCTAACGCCAATTCTCTTATTGGTAATGTATCTGTAGATACTCAAGAAGTAACTATCTCTTTTGATGTAACTACATATAGTTCTGGTAAGCTTAAGATATACGCTGGTGGTGTACACACTGCTGCAAACCTAGATGTTCCTTTTGTAGAAGCTGAAGGTAGTTATGAGTTTACTTTAAATATGAATGGTACAGACGGAAGAATTATATTTGGTTCTATTAACAATGCTACTTTAAATATTGACAATGTAGTTGTAAGAAATGTATTGAGAGATACAAAAGTATATACAAGAGCTGACTTATTCGACTTTGAAGAGGTTAACTATACAACTAGAATTAAAGATGTTAAAGATATAGGTAAAGTACTTACAGATTATAGTAAAACATTTACTCTACCAGCTACAAACATAAATAACAGATTATTTAGTCACTATCAAAACTATGATGTTATTGGACAGTTTGATGCTAGATTTAAGAGAGCTGCTATAATAAAGCTTAATGGTGTAGACTTTAGAGAGGGTTCTATATCTTTACAGAAAGCTAACCTACAAAAAGGTAATGTATATTCTTATGATATTACATTTTTTGGTAAGACTGTATCTATAAAAGACTTATTTAGTGATGATAAATTAGAATCATTAACAGGTAACGATACATATTTAGATGATTTTGACCACGATTTAGATGGTTCTTATGTATCCGTAGGGTTTAGTGATGGATATAACTATGATGAAAGCACTGGTACTTTATCAAGAGATTTCTCTGGTAGTACATTTGACTATTGTTTTCCTTTTATATCTGCTGATGATTATCACTATTACGATAGTGCTGATGGTATTTCTCCAGCTAGAGATAGTAATTTAAGTAGAAATATTCATCCATCTGCTACATATAATGCAAGTATTAATCAATATACAGGTGTAAGAGCTTTCGCTATGAAACCAGCTATTAGAATTAAATGGATTATAAAATCAATAGAGCAGAAATACGGAATTACATTTAGTGATGACTGGTTTAACGATACTAATGAAGTATACCACGATTGCTTTATGTGGTTAAACAGAGAAAAGGGTAGAATAGATGAGCAAGTAGGTATAAGTAGATTTGAATTCCAATTAGATGATTGGACTTACTCTACAGGTGCTAATAACTTTGTTGTAAATGAGAATATGCTTCATCCTAGAATAACTACAGGCAACCCTTTAACAATAGGTGATACAAATGTATATTTCTATAAAACTAGTTTTACAATTACACCTACTAATGCTAGTGGTGTTTGGGGTTATAAAGTGTATAACTCATTAAACAATG